GTATGAAACTACCACTAACGGTTTGAACCGATGTTGTAAATGATTTTTGTATGTATCTTTTACGAGCACCAAATCTAAATTTTACAGTTTCGTTTTCTTTATACGCTTCTCGTAAGTGGAATGGGTATAGGTAGTTCTCACTATTACCAGAAACATCTAATGTGGTTAAGCTACCCGTATTAGAACCAGTAGCTGGTAAATGGTCATCCCACTTTAATTCTATCTTAGGAGAGTATATAGTGTTGGTTTGTCTTGAGAAAAATTTAATGTCTTCAAAACTACCACTTGATGTTTCTCTACTACCGGATATTCTCACTAACATACCATAGTTAGTATTTACACCACCAAACCATTTTTTAGCCATAGTAGTTATATTCATATTTATATCTGGTGATTCAGACGAAAATACTTGTGTTGTTTCATCACTAGCTATATAAGTACCACCAGGATTTGTCCAACTTATTTCAGAAGCACCATCTCTATTTTTTCTATATAACCAACTACAACCATCTGTTGTTTTTGGAACATCTGATTCTTTACCAACACCCTCATCCCACTCTTGACTTAGTGGATAAGCAGCAATTGTATATTCTTCACTTAAACCACTTGTTCCCTCTGTTTCATAAAGTCTAAGATTTAACTGATAGTCATTTGGTAAAACAGATGAACTAATATAGTTTTTTATTTCATCAGTATCAAACTGAAGAAGAACACGAGTTGGATGAGAAAATGTTCTATCAAAAAATACTTTTTTTAATTCAAGTATTTCATCTTGTCCTACATTTTTATTTTTAAAATCTTCACCTGTAATTGCATCAGAACCACTATTAATAAAAGTATCTTTGGTTGTAAAAAAATATTTATGCATTATATTACCTTCCCATAAATGTCTTGGTTTGGATTTTTTAATTCAAATACAGCAGGTGATACAGATGGTCTAATTACTGTATGTATGAATTCATTATCACCTTGATTAGCATTTGAAAAATTATATTGAAATCCGTAACCAGTATCTCCATCTGATACTGTGTCACCATCACCTTGAAAGGAGTATAATTTTCTACCCTCTGCATATTCACCTGGTTTACCATCTTGAAATAATAATAATTCTTTTATACCAATTACACCATCTAATCCCAATATATTATATTGTAAATCACTTATGTTTATTGATTGTCTAAATTGCATTTTTTCTACTTTAAAAAAGTTCTTTATTACTTCAATTACATTTAATTTAACTTCTGTTGGATTGAATCTTCTATCGTAATTAACAATAAAACGAACACCAAAATTAATTATATAAGCAGAAAATAATGTATTATTAAGATTAAAACCAAAACCAATTTGGTCATTTATCATTCTAAACTGATTTAAATAAGTTCCTATATTTTGTAATACAAGATCGGGTGTTTGCACTAGTTGTTTATTTTGGTTGTAAGAAAGAGTAGAAAATAAAAGAGCTCCTCCATTTAATCTTTCCACATAAGCTTTAGCAATACTACCAAATTTTTGAGGTAAACTCAATACTCTTGCCGTATAATCCTCTTTAGTAACACATCTCATTTGAGATGCAAAAAAAGAACTAGCATTGTTTTTAATTTCATCAACAGTTTGACCATCTGTTCCACCTGTTCCAGGTTCATCATTAGTTACATTTATCGATACACCAGCTGGAGTATTATTAATAGATGTAAGTTCTCCTACTTGAATATTTGATGTAGCCCCACCACCAACTCTATATGTAAATGTTAATGTTGTATTTGCTGGAGTTTCACCTAAGTTTGGAGTATTACCTGTAACAACACCTAAAGCACTTGGAATATCAGCAAGATTAGTTCCATTAATTGTCACACCAGCTTGTTCTACAGGATCAACATTTGAACCAGAGTTACTAAACCTAAATAACCCATTACCAAATTGAGTTTTATAAGTTTGAGTATCCTCATCAAACTTAGTTACAAATTTTTTAGTAGTCTTAATATACTCAACAACATATGGAATTGGTATTTCTGATGTGTTATCTGAAGCATCACCTTGGTCATAAGCAGTTGCTCTCGTAGAATCATCTGAATAATGTGTTTGTTTTAAAATTTTATCTTGTGCTAAATAATCAACTTCATACCACTTTTGTCCTGAACCATCTTCACAATTTAATATCTCTATAACATCGTTTTCACCTAAATCTAATTCTAAAAATTTAGTTGGAGTTGTAATAGTAAATGACTTTGTTTTTGTTTTACCCGATACAGCTCTTACATATCTCGTTAGAGTATATGAACTAGCTTCACCATTACTATCAAGTATTGGAGCACTTATATCAGGATCACCAGAACCACTTGATGTAAAATCTATTTCATTAGTTGTTTCAAAAAGTATTTCTGAATCTACATTAGAAGCAATCTGTAATCCACTATCTATTGAAGATGGAGCTTCTCCATAAAGTGGTTCACCGGTTGTACTATCAGCATTTATCGTTGTCTCTACTTTTAATTTGACAACAGATGGTGTTTTGTTTGGAGTTTTATACCCTAAAAATTCAGCCAATCTTCTTACATTTCTTTTTTCGGTTGCAGTTGATAAAAGGTTTTCTTTGTAATTGTAATCAATATAATAAGAAAGAACATCACCTACATAACTTGATAGTTCTATTAACATCATACCAGGTGATGTTTCGTTAAAATCTTTGTATGTATCAGGAAAGTAAGATTTAGTATACTCAATCAAATCAGTTTTTATTGTACTAAAATCTTTACTTGTATAGTTTACATTCGTTGGTATTAATTTTTGTTTATCAGTATATGCCATTTTAATATGCTCCACCAGTTGTTTGTGCTGTTGACTCTCCACCACCAACACCATCAAATGTAACTTGAACACCTTCTGTACTATTTGGTGTTCTTCTTATGTTAAATTGTATGTTTATAGTAACTTGATTATTACTATCAATATTGTTTATTTCTATATTTCTTAATTCTACAAAAGGAAGCCATCTTTCAAATACATCAACAATATTATTTTCTATTTTTATTGTAGTATCATCTGTCATTTGTTCAAATAAAAGTTGTTTTAGATTCATACCCAAGTTTGGTTGAAATACTCTTTCACCTTGATTAGTTTGTAATAAAAGTTTTATATTATTTTTTATAGCATCTACAGTTGTTTTTGTAGTTTTAAAAAATCCATCACCGCCAGTAACTCTAGCAAATGGAAAATCTATTCCAACTGATACCCTACTATCTTGGTCTTCTACAAATCTATCTTTTCTTCTATCTAATATTGGCATTATGCTTCCTTAACACTTATTAATTTTACTTTTGATTTTCTAACATTAGTGTTCACCGTAGGTAATCCAACCTTATTTGATGTCTCACTTATCTGAACAACACCAATTACGGGTGCTGTATTAGCACCACTCTGAGCAGCTGGACTTCCAGCAGTAGCTACAGCAACCTTACCAGGTAAGATATTATATGGTGCTTCCATTTCAGTAATGTTAAAATCTTGTTTAACAATAAAATCTATTATAGCATTTCTTAGGTCTTCTGCTAAATCATCTACTTTTTTTTTACCATCCGCAGTAGAATCTACAAAATCCTTACCTAAGTTTTTTTCAAAGGCAGCATATATGTCGGATTTAAGCCCCATTTCTAAACTTTTCCTTTTCTTCTACTTTTTTAATTATATCAGAATAATCTTTGTTAAGAGCATTAGCTAAATGGTCTGGTAATCCTTGTGTATTTTCTGTTACAGATTGAACTTGTGGTTCTTCATTTATTTTTTTCCAATCACCAGCTGCTGCTGTTTCATTTAAAATATCATTTAAAATAGAATCTTTTGTTAATAAATTATTAGGAGGTGGTAATGTTGGAGTCGGAATCTGTGACTGAACATTTGTTTTTTTAGTTGGAGATGAGTTAAGCTGTGTTGTTTGATCTTCTACTATACTATTAGATCTACTTCTAACTAACACTTCATCTAACTTTTTTTCAAGTGCAGAAAATTTAAAATCTAACTCTTCTCTTACTACTTCTCTTATTAACTTCTTAAATATATTAACCTTCATTGTCCTGTTCCCTATTGTTTATTTCTATGTAATGATGATGACTCATAAATTGAGGACCATCATTTGTTATTGTTTTACTACCATCATCATTATCAGTTTCAGTTCTTGGTTGCAATTCATCTATCAAACTCTGTATTCTTTGAAACATTGGTGATGAGTTTTGATCCGTTAATGGAATAGGAACTCCTTGCACCAATGCTCTTGAATCTTGTAGTATTTGAGCAAAGTCTAAAAGCATTTGTCTTAACCTATCACCCAAAACCATAGGTTCAGCTTTAGACTTTGCCGGTACTCCTAAATAAATATTACCAGAATTAATAATTGTACTACCTTGATTGTTTAATGTAAAATTCTTTTTAGCACCAAAGTTTATATTTCTATTTGATGATACAGTAAAATCTCCTTGATTACTTCTAGCATCAAATGTTATTTTATCTGATGTAATTATTATCTGATCAAAAGTTGTTGTATTATTTAATTCTCCGTAATTGTAATTAAATACTTCCTCATCATTATCATTACCAAGATTTAATTTAAATAAAACATTTTCATCAGTAGTTATGTCAGCTGATAATCTAAATCCGTTATTTAAAAAAAAGTTTTCTTCTAAAGATCCATTTTGTAATAATGATATTAAAGAACCTTTACTTAATGATTCTTCTATATTTTGATTATTATTACTTATATTTAATACAGGAAATATATTTTTAGATCCTATTCGTATGGCATTACCATGTCTACCTTCTAATAACATATCAGAGTGTTTTGATATACCATAATTTTGTTTACTTAATAAATCCAATACACTTTGTTTCTTTTGTAATTTTTTAGATTTCTTTGGTGGATATTCTTTTCCATAACCAGTTGTTTCATCAACATTATCTTTTATATTTAAACCTCTATCTTCTAACTTGGTATTATAAAAATTTGATGGTGAAAAACTAGGTTCATTAAATGTATTTAGAGGTCCTATATAATAAAATTTTTTAGATACTAATGTAAATAAAACTAAATCACCTCTAGTTATAGAATCACTTATACCTCTAAATAATGGTCTAGCCTTTATCTTTTTTTGTAATGTTGGTAAAGTTGCATTTAAAGATTTTACTTCTATTATTTGAGATGAAGTTTGTTCCTCGTCTTGTCTATCCTTATCATTATTATTAATATAAACTCTATGTACAAAACCTAAATTAAATTCTATGGATTTGCTAACTATATCATCAAAAAATCTATTAGCCATTATGTCTTTCCATACTTACTTCTTATACCTTCCATATCAACAATCTCATCTTTCTTTTTTTGTAAATCGGTTGTTACATCTTCAAGAGTAGACATTAATTGTTCTTTTTCTTCTTCAGAAAGCAAAGCAGCACTACTGTCATCAATAGTTTGTTTAGACATAATACGTTGGTATATGGTGGCTAGTTTGACAAGGTTATCATCATTACGGATACCCACATCCATTAACTCTTTGATTATAGGACCTACAATAGCTATGTCTTCTATACCTTGAATATAGCCATGAACTTCCTGAATCAATAAGTCAATCTGAGTTTTCTTTAACTTAGTGTTTTCATATATCTCTTCAGATAAATCTGAAAAGTTTTTATCACCGAATATTTTATAATCGTTTTCCATACATATAAATATAGTACGGGTTTATAATTACACTAAAGAACCTGTATATCTTAGATTGTCTATATGACCACGGCTAAGAACTTCTTCTTGGATTCTAGGATAAATTTTACGGAATGTGTTGGTGACTTGAGTAATCTTAGATGTCTTAACATCTGTCATTTCTCTTATCATAATGTATATTGCTTTCTTATTAAAGTTATCAATGTTATCTTTATTTCTGCAAAGATATAATATAGATTCAGCAATATCTCTATCTGCTGTTTTAGGAAAAAGTCTTTCTATATT